AGACTAGAAGTACGGCCATAAAGAGGCAAAAGAATGATTGTTTCAACACCTATCCTTGTTGAGCATCGGATCGGCCCCTTGAGTAACACCGAGGGCGATCCTTATATTATTTTCGTCGTTTCACTGCGTGTAACTAGAGAACGGTGCCAGCTTCACGGCCTAACAGACCATATCTCGAAAACACAAGCACGTGAGTTGCAAAAGAGTCTAGAATCATTCGGCTATCTACAAGCTGAATGGGAACGTCACGATAAGGATGGAACAATTCGGAAAATAACTTTTCCACGCCGACGGAAAGAGGCACGATGAAAAAAGCCTTTACTTTGATCGAACTACTTATTGTTGTGGTAATCATAGTGGGGCTTATTTCCATTTTGGCACCTGTGTACCGTAAGGCTAAGTTTGAAGCTTGGCTAACAGCCCAGGAAGTGATGCTAAAACGTAATATACATGAAGCTGTAATGCGTGGTGCAATACGCAAGTTAAGCCACTACGAGGCGGCCATCGCTCATGTTGACTGGCAGATCACGATGGTCAGGAAACGCTACCGGAGACACTAAGATGTTAGAAGCACTCGTAAGAATCTCACTGCCGCCAACTGCCAGCAAAATCAAGTCACAGGGCGATATCGTCTGTGTCAAACTAGCTGGTGCCGTTTGGGGCACGCGAGAGTTGAAAGAGTTTCAACTTATCAAGCTGGACGATCCTGTTCTTGAGGCACGATTGCTTGCAATGACAGATGAACCATCACCTGTTATTACGCTGCCTTATGCCGAGCGGGATGCAGAAGGCGGGATTACAGTCTTTAGCTCTAAGGTGCTAGACGTAAGCAAAGTGAAAGCTGACACAAAGACTGAATGGTCAGATACGACGAAAGACAACTTGATCCTAGAATCAAAAGACGCAGTACTCAAGGTTAAGACAGCAGCAGAAAAACCTCTTAAGGTGTAAGCAATGCCTACTCATACTATCAAACCTGCTGGCGGTGGCGACTACACGACTCTACAGGCGTGGGAAACCGCTGTTGACGGCATGGCTGCGGATACATATATCGCCGAATGCTATACCGGTGGCAATCTGGGAAGCGTGGATATCAAAGATGTGACGGTCGGCTCAATCCTTAAGATAGAGGTTGCTGCTGGTCACGAACACAACGGAGACGTTACAGCCGGAGCCTATGTTACATCGTCATCTGATTATGTGACAGCGGTATATCTAAATGCGTCAAACGTATCCGTAAAAGGTCTACGAATAACAGTAACGAATCAGCTGCAAACGTGTATCGGCTCGCAACCCAGCGCAGCGGCATCACCATTAACTGGTGTACTGATAGATGGATGTCTCTGCATAACAGCACCCGTCAGTGTTCCTCAAAGCATCGGCGTACGTTTTGCTGCTTCGGCTAATGTGACTTTAACAGCAGAAGCACGAAATAACATTATCGTTACGGGTGGAACTCCATCGACACAAAATGTAGCAGCGATGGTATCAACGGCAAATTCCACGTTTTCAGCTTTCAACGCTGTGTTAAATGCTAGTTTCTTCAATAACACGATTATAGGTAATGGGAAAGTCGCAAAAGGTTTTGAGGTTTCAAGTAGTCGTTTTGGCGGTGCGGGTTTTAGTACGAATACGACAGTAGTAAGAAACAATGTCATTATTGGCCCATCCGTCACCTGTTTTAATACAGCTACCGTGACTGCCCCTAATACCGCCAGTGTTACATCATCAAATAATGCCTCATCAGATAGCACGGCAGATTGGGCTGGCGGTTCTGGACATGTTGAAAATATCGTTGCAGCAAATGAGTTTGCCACCCCTGCAAGTGACTGGTCACTCAAAGCTGGAAGCTCCTTGCTTGAAGCAGGTTTCAATCTATCTGGGACATTCACCAATGACGCTTACGAGAACACACGTGTTGTTCCATGGAACATCGGAGCGTGGGGTGGTACATTTGTTGTCGCACCCGTCGCTAATTTTAGCGGCACTCCTCTAAGCGATGTAGTTCCGTTAACAGTAGTGTTCACTGACAGTTCAAGCAACACGCCAACAAGCTGGTTATGGGATTTTGGTGATGCGAGTAGCGACACCGTACAAAACCCTAGTCATACATACCTAGCAGAAGGAACTTACACTGTTACATTGACAGCCACAAACGCAGGCGGTTCTGACGGCGAAACAAAGGCGGCATACATTATTGTTTTGCCTGCAACACCAGACGCAGCCGTCAGAATTGGACTCGGTTTGTCCATCGGACTTTGATTCTATACTCAAACAAGGAACACAAAATGGAATCGCAAATGGTAACATCTGCTAGGCAGTGGATGCTGGTAAGTGTAGCAGTCACAAGTACGCCAACATCATTGTTGAAACTTGTAAATGCTGCAATCGTATCTGTCTTTGAAAACAATGCAGAGCGTATTGAAAAAACAAAAGGAAACATCATCCAGGTCATACTAGCGGCCAATGCCGATATAACGATCACGGATGAAGAAACCGCCGCAACGAAAACACTGGCTAGCGGGGTCGAAAAAACTATCCCCGCCCTGAACGCATTGGAAGCAATCAACGTGTCAACTGCAACGACTGCAACCCTCAAGGTTGAACTGTATTACCAGTAAGTAAAACGATTTGGAGTGCGTTAACATGGCATACGCAGACTTAGCATTTGCAAACATCTATTTCGGAGAGCGACTCCACACTGAGCCGTGGGATTCCGCTACAATCTCTGATCGTAATAAAGCACTGGCGATGGCTACACGCGACATCGACAGACTGGATTACGTTAGTGCCAAGGTAGACGCAGACCAAGAAAATGAGTTTCCCCGCGTGGGACAAAGTGAAGCACCTGACGACATTAAGATAGCATGTTGTGAAATTGCACTAGCTCTACTCGATGGGGTTGACCCCGAAGTGGAATTAAGCAACATACGAGTCAAGAGCGACAGGTTCTCTGGAGTGGGTACAACCTACGACCCAAACAGTGTACCGGAACATATCCCGGCTATGATTGCCTCTGCGAGAGCATGGACATTCATCAAGCCGTGGCTACGAGAATACCGGAACATCAGAATTAGTAGGGTGTCTTGAAAGGAAAGTACAATGTTTGATTCTGAAATCTACGGTCTTGTGATCCCTGCTCTTTTCGAGGGCGACGATGATGACGGAGCCGCCGGAGACGGTGCCGTTGATGACGGCAAGGCAAAAGGCGGCAAAGTCTCCGGTGGTTCCGCAAAAGTTGTGTTTGATGATGGACAGCAAGCGCATATCAATACGCTCCTGGCCCAACAAAAACGCACTTTTCAAGCAAACATGGACAAGCTGACTCAAAAGCTTGCCGACGGGCAGCTAACCGCCCAGCAGCGGGATGAACTGGCCCAAGAGCTTGAAGTTGTTCGCGCTTCGCTTCGCACGAAGGAAGAACAGACAGAGCATGATAAGACCAAATTGATTGATGGTCACAAACTAACGGTCACGACACTCACCAGTGAACGTGACGACTGGCAAAAGCGGTATACTCGAAGCACGATCTCACGCTCTCTGTTGGATGCAGCATCAGAGGCCAAAGCGGTTCGTCCTCAGCAGGTTGAGGACATTTTGCAGTCAAAGACCATCCTTCATGAAGAAACTGACAAGGATGGCAAGAAAACAGGTCAACTTGTTCCGATGGTGAAACTCAGTCTGCCCGACAAAACTGGTAAGTTGCAGGAATTGTTCCTGCCGCCTATCGAAATGGTCAAGCGGATGAAAGAAGCACCCGTAATGTACGGGAACCTGTTCCAATCCGATGCCAAAGGTGGCACCGGCGCTACTGGCGGCGAAATGTCAGGGAAAGAACAAGACCTTAGGACGCTCGGTAAAGATCCTGAGGCATACCGTAAAGCACGTAAAGAGGGCAAGGTCGGCTCTTAACGTGTTAAATCTTCCCGACTTGAGTCTGAAATCAAAAGGAGTCCAGTATGGACTTTCCCTATCTTCCCCCGATGTTTGAAAACAACAATGACGCTCTTGTTCCCGAAATCTGGGCACAAGAAAGCCTCATGATTCTTGAAGAAAACATGGTCGTGGGCAACCTCGTCCACCGTGACTTCGAGAACAAGATTGCCGCTTACGGCGATGTCGTGAATACTCGCAAGCCCAACGCTTTTGAGGCTTCACGCAAAACTGACAACGAAGATGTCGTTGTGCAGGATGCAATCTCCACGAACATCCCCGTGCCCCTGAACCAGCACTGGTACGTGTCCTTTACCATCAAGGATGGCGAGGAATCCAAGTCGTTCCAGTCGCTGGTCGCTCAGTACCTGCGGCCACAGGCTTTGGCAATTGCCCAAGCTGTTGACCGTGTGGTTTCTGGCCGCGTTGCTCAGTTTGCAATGGTCAACCGTTTCGGTTCCCTTTCGGGTGGTGCAACGGATGCTAATGTTCTTGGCGTTCGCAAAATCCTGAACAACAACAAGTGCCCCATGCAAGGCCGCAACCTTGTTTTGACCTCGGATTCCGAAACCGATCTGCTCGCACTGGACAAATACAGTGATGTTGATCGCTCCGGTTCACCCGAAGCTCTGCGGCAGGCGTTCCTTGGGCAGAAGCGTGGCTTCGACATTTACATGGCTCAGAACATGAGCAGCACCCTGGATGATTCTGACATCACTACGACTACGGTCTCCGGTGCTGTCATTATCGGTGCTTCGACGATTACCGTTGCCTCGGGTACCGGTATCATTGCAGGTGCCTTTATCTCCGTGGCTGGTACGCCTTACCGCGTTACCAACGTCGCCACGGCCGTGCTGACTGTTTCGCCGACAGTGGACAAGGCTATCGCCAACGGCGCAGCCGTCAAGTCCTACGATGCTGACACCGTGAATCAGGCCAGCACCACGACCGCCCTCGGTGGTGACGGTACCACGGCTGGTTATCGCAGCGGCTGGCACAAGGCCATCGTTCTCGATGTTGGCGTCGTTCTGCCTGAGGTTGGAGCGCTTGTTAGCTTCGGCACTAGCGGCACTTCGGCAATCTACTCCGTCGTGGCTCGCAGCACTGCGACCGGCTCGATCACTCTTGATCGTCCAGTTGAAGTCGCTATCGCCGACGGCGCAGCCTGCAACCGTGGCCCGACTGGCAGCTTGAACTTCGCCTTCCACCGCAACGCGTGTGCGATGGTGACTCGTCCGCTTGTCGCTCCTCGCAGCAATCTGGCTGACTCCTATGTCGCCAGTTACAATGGTCTCGGCATCCGTGTCGTGGTCACGTATGAAGGTCGTGGTCAGGGTCACTTGGTGACTGCTGATCTTCTGATGGGTGTCGCCACTCTCGATACCGAGTACGGTGCCGTCCTGCTGGCTTAAAGAAGGCTTCACTATGGGTGGTGTGGGTGGGGTTTCGGCCCCACCCTACCATTGAACTATGAACTCACTCTCCTTCATAAAAAAGTCGTTGTACCGCTTGAAACAACGGTACGGTCTGCTGGTAGATGTGTATAACATCACTACGTCGGCTGTTGACCGCGACACTGGCTTACGTACACGCACTCTTGCGAAAAGGCGGGTACAACGGGTTTTGGTTCTAGACTCAAAACAGTGGACTCAATTTGAGTACGACTTATCATGGATCATGGCTGGTCGTTCATTTTCAATGGGCGGTCACTTTGATAGCAGCGAACGGTTATTTATTTTTGACCAGAAAGACCTCCTTAACTTTGAAATCGTTGATACGGGCGATTTGAGTTACGTTGTGTACAATGGTCAAAAGTATACCGTATTAGAAACGAACCGTTACGATGATCGTAAAGCCATTATAGTCAAAGGAAAACACACTGAGGGTGAACCCTTCAATCAGATTCTAGACTTAAATGTCTTTGATTTTGTAACACCAGCAGATGAGGTAGAACCATGATTATCAGTTGGCCAAAGTGGTTCCAAGCATCTATCCAGAAACACCTTATAGCTGTTGCAGCGACGTTGCCGATTACCGCTTATGTTGAAGGCGAAGATAGGCAAACCGATGACAAGTTAGAGTATGTAGAAATCAGAACAAACGGGCCGGACATTCTTCAAGTAAGCAAAAACGTGTATCGCATTGATGTTCTAATCAATGTGGTAATCACCGTCAAGCGAAGCATAAAGAATACATGGCGTCGACACGAGCTTAGTGGTATTTTTATGAATGCCATGACGCCCGAAATTGACATCTACAGACTCGGTAACAGCGTTGAAGATGATAAAAGCAAGTTCACATGCTTGCCATTGAGAAACGACTTAAGCGAAAGTATGGGTGTTCAGTTTCGAGACCTTGGTCGCTTGCAGACTGCTGCTGACTTAACACAAACCATGCTACAAGGTACGTATAGAATCTCAAACTTACAAGGGGATTAACCATGCCGGTTATCGACCTGAAACAAACGACCATTAACCTTAACGGCGGCGGCGTCTCACAGACAGTAGAAGTGAAGATTGGCGAAGGCAATCTCTCTTATACTGAGAAGCGCAACATGGATTACATTCGCAACAAAGGTGTACTTGACACCGTTCGCGAAGGTGACGAAGAACCTGTCGAAGTTCGCTTCGACTTTACGTGGGAATACCTGACGTCGGCCACCGGTGACACCGTGCCGACTATCGAGGAAGTCCTCAAACGGGAAGGTCTTGCTTCGGCTTGGACTTCTAGTGCTGCTGACGTTTGCGAACCGTTTGCTGTGGATGTTGAAGTTATCTACGACCCAACGTGTGCGGGTACAATTGTTGAACCTATTGAAACGACTACTCTCGCAGATTTCCGCTGGGAATCGCTTGAGCATGATATGCGAGGCGGCGCGGTCGCTGCTTCCGGTAACTGTAACGTCACGCGGGCTTCCATCGCTCGTACGGCTGCTGGGTCTTAAGTTAAAACCATAGTGGAGCATTCAGATGAAATTGCAAGGTAAAAAAATCCCAACGGCAGAAGTCATTGTACCAATTATCCGGGATAGTGGTAATCTGTACTTCACGGCTAGCCCCGTGTTGAACTACGATGACTTTCTCAAACTTTGTCCTGAACCTAAGCCGCCAAAGCGTATGTTGCCCGGCGGCGTGATGCAGGAAAACGTAGCTGATCCCAATTACAAAAAGAAACTTGAAATGTTTGCGACCCATCGCACCCATTACATGATTCTGAAATCATTGCAGTCCACGCCAGGACTGGATTGGGACACTGTAAAACTGGATGATCCCGAAACTTGGGCTAATTACGAATCTGAAATGCGTGGAAACGGTATCGCCGAAGGCGAAATTGCACGTGTTATCAATGGCGTAATCCAAGCCAACGGACTCGATGATTCCAAAGTCGAAGAGGCTCGGCGTGGTTTTTTAGCTTCAGCGCAGGCAGCGGTGGACACCGACCAGTCTATCCAAAAGGCAGAACTGCTGCCTACGGAATCTGGCGAGCCTGCGAACGTCTCGGAGTAAGACCGCCCGGACTGAAAGAGGCTTGGGATGATTGTGACATACTTGTAAAGGCTAAGATTCTGGCTTACGACGACGTTCGTTCACACGAAGAGTTTCAAGAAACAGAACTTATGCTTAAAGCACGTAAATGAGTCTGAATGGCTGAAAAGTCATTCAGACTTTTGGCTTCTGG